CCTGCATGCCACGAGTCAGGCGGAGCTAGTGTCGCGAATGACTCTACAAAAACTCCATTGTCTGTCTCTAACAGAGTCTGATGGTGTATGTGTCCTACTAGCCACTTGCGGTAGTTAGTGGACGACCACTGCTCAGGAAGCATCTTAGGCAACAGGGACGCAAGTTTAGGCGCTCTTACCTTATCACCGTGGTGTACTGCTATTAGGTTCTTGCCAAACTGCAAAGTATGAAAGAACCCGTGAGGGTCTAGTATTGCCACCCTTGGCTCTTTGTCGTAGTAATACTTAAGTATCAACGCGAGGGCTATGGCAGTGTCGGAGTCGTGATTACCGCGAGCCATAATGACTGCTACCTTCTTGTGCTTCTCTAGCATCTTCGAGATAGAGTACACAAAGGTCTGTGCTGCTACGTCTAGCACTACTTCAATACGGGTATCTACGTCTAGCTTAGTACCGCCAAAGGTCGTACCACCTGAGCCGTTAGCGTGGATAAAGTCACCCACGTTGACTAACAAAGCATTCTCAGAAGGAGGCGCTAGGTCTACTAAGTAGTCTATAGAATCTCGCATAGACTCTGAGGCTATCTTAGTGTCGTAGTCCTTCTCTTTAGTCTCTCTTGCGTCAGCCCTCATGCCGAAGTGTGCGTCACCAATTACAATGGTAGGCAACAAGTCAGCGTCAAATTTCTTGGCCTTGGGCTTAACTTGTTTCTTAGCTTTGGGAAGGTCTTTAGTTAAACCCTCCACGAAAGCCTGTAGAGCTTTGTCTCGCTCGGCCTCTTTCATTGTCCTGCGAGTCTTTAACCAAGCCTTCTCGCCATCATCGTTGGTGGTGTAGATAGACCGACCAACAACATACTCGCCTTCAGGAACGTGCCTTCGCGCATCCCAATTTTCTGAGTACCCCGCCGCCGATGCAGCAGCTCTAACCATACATACATGATCGCGAACACTGCCCGGATTTATTCCAAGCTGTGTTGCAGCCCTAGCAGAGTTTTTACCTGCCAACTCCCAAGTCTCAATTATCTCGCGTTGGCGTTCGGTCTTGGCAAAATCGACTAGGCTCAAACTACTGCTCCTACTATGGCAAAGATACACACAAGTAAAATCCCGCCAATGAATACAAACCCTATAGTGTCAATAATCATCCGCTTCCTAGCTGCCCTTGCTTTAGCTGCATCTAGTCTTTGCTTTCGGATGACTTGACGTTGGCGCATCATCTCAATGTAGAAGTCCTGACCTACCGTTAAGACTATTAACTCACGGAGCTTCTTTTCCATCTCCTGAGTCTTATGCTTCGCCATTGTAATTTGTAGAGCTGTGGACTCTACAGACCCTTTCGCGAATATCTTAGATACCGTAGAGGCGTTGTTTATCTCAGCCTCTGCTTCGAGTATCTTGTCCTTGCTATCAAAGAACGCGCCAAACTTATGAGCTAAGTCTTGTACCTCGTGTCCTTTGTTGACAGCTTGGTTGATGTAGTTAAACGCCTTACCCGCTGCGTTTACTGCTGCAATAATCTCTATCATCAATAAGCCCTCACGCTTACAGGGTCTGCGACTCTTGGCAAACAATACGCCGCGAGGGTTATCTGTCTTGGTTCTGCCTTAATCGTCCTCTCTACCTTGCCCTTGACGATTGCATTGGCAAAGTAGTTACACCTGTTGATGTCATAGAAGTACATGTCAGATGACTGCACCTGCCCATTAACTAATACCATTAACAAGAACAGGTGTGTCATTTAAGGCTCAGTAGGCCAATCATCTTCTGCAAGATTAGGAAAGTTAGCGTGCAATGTTATGTCTCTAAGAGCCTGCCTGTAAGTAGCCCATGCCGCCTTGTCTACTTGAGAGTCGTCTACCTGTGTCCAATCGGACGACGTGAGCAAGCCATTGCGCTGATTCCGCACATCAGCAGCTTTCTCCGCATCAAGCTCAGATTGGTAAGCAGCCTCTTGTTCGGCTTTGGTCTGTGAGTCGTTTGCGGTAAACATATCTACCTCTAACCACGCAACCTGCCACGAACCATTTACCTGCTCATAGCCATTCTTAATGACTTTCTTGTAAGTGCCTGTAGGCTCAGGTCGTGTTGAGGGCTTAACTAGATCAATTCCGAGAGCGTCACAAGTAACTGTCGTAAACTTCTGCGGCATAGAGACGTTAGGGTTCATAGCCCTAATTTCGCTTGCGTTTTTAATTTCGCCTGTGCTTCTTACTCTATACATAAAAACCTCTATTTCTTAAATGCTATCGTTGCTGCAACGTAGGATGCGGAAGTGCTTCCGGTGTCTAAACTCCAATCGCTAGGAGTAAAAGTCTGTCCTGCCGCTACGTTAGTGGTTGCGTAAAAAGTGCTACAGTCGTGAGTGTCAGAGCCTTTTACGTTGCCTGAAAAATTAACCAAGCTGTCGTAATCGCCTGCGTCTATATCTGTTGGGCTTGTAACGTATCTAGTACCTGCATAACCCATAGTTCCTACAGTAACAACAAAACTATTTCCCGTGGGAGTAATAGCCGGAAAGCCTGCTGAAGTGATAGAGCTGCCTTCCTCTGTAGTAAAAGAATCTACAACATCTGCGTCGCTCGAAAGACCTCTAATCAAAAACATTAGATACGCCTGACCATTAGTAGATACCTGACTTTCCGGCAATCTAATACTCGTGTCAGGAGTAGATCCCATACGCTTCCACCCAACAACCATACATGAACCGTTGGTAACAGCCTGATCTAAACTTGTTATGGTTGTGTAACCCGAAGTTGTGGTGACTAGATTGCTTGAAGTTGAGTCGCCATTATCGTTAGCGCAGGCACTAATATAAACAACAACATCATTTTCTTTTATCTCTACAGATAAATAATTTGCCTCAATGCTATCCGGTAAATTTACCGTGTTAGTAGAAGTTCCTCCTGATTCGTGATCTCTGCTTAAAGGAATAATTATTGGCGAATTGCCTTCATTTACTGTAGATAAAGAATTTGTCACAGAAATGTCGGTAGCATTATTAGTTACATGAGCAGCGTTTATGGTTTCGCTAGTATTAGAAATTGTAGTATAAGAATAGGTAGGAGTAACCGTAGTGTGCGTTGCTCCTTCGTAGGTTAGCAATCCTGATCCACCTTCAAGCAAGAACTCCGCACCAAAGTCCTCCTCCGGTATGACTAATATATTGCCGTGCATAGAGCTTGCAACAAAACTACCGCTAAATGTTATGTATATTTTTGAGTCATTAGAGTTTATAGAAGTAATCGTTCCATACTCCAAACTGCTTGGATTGTATGGCTGTAAAGCATTGTCCTCATATCCGTCCCAAATTATAGGGCTTGGAATGTACATAGCGTTTAATAACGATCCGTCACTTGTATCCACTTGAATAAGAGTGCCGTTATTGGTTGCGATGTATAAATTGCCATCTGCTCCTAAGCATCCGGTAGCTCTTAAACCTATTGTGTAATCTAAGCGGACGCTCCACGCAGGAGATGTGTCGTTTAATTCCGCACTATCAAAGCAAGTTAATACCGAGTAAGTTGCGTCTGTGTCGTCAGATATGTGAAGAACAAATCTATTACCCGAATCGTCTATTGCTAATACATAAGCACCTCCAACATCACCACCTCCGACTGTGCTAACAGTGTAGATATATGCGCTTCCCGATGGGCTGCCGGTAGAATTTATCCTTGATACTGAAAATCTACCACCGTCGGCAATTCCGTAGGCGTAAAAGTCTTGATCGTTCTCAGACCACTCAATACTTCCTAAAGCAATATCGTCACCGCTGTTTTCAAAAGTATAAGACGTTGACTTAGTAATAGAAGTGCTTCCGTAGACCTCCATGTGAATGCCTTTATGGTCACTTGTAGCTGACTGATTTCTCAACCTTCCCACAGCCATACAGTGTCCGTCAGATGGCCTTACAGCACCGGCATATAATGCTACCGCATAAGTAGCCGTGCTATCCCTAAAATTGTCAGAATCATATTCTGCTCCGCTAGAAGGCTCAATAATAGAAAAAGAAGACACAGTAGTATTCGGAACGCTTGAAAGTCTTCCGCCAAGAACGTAAAGCTTGTTGTAGTTTTCAGACCACACAAGAGTATTATCGTTAAAAAAACTCGCACTATATTGTTTGTTCCAATTTACGCTAAAATCAGAAGTGTCAATCGACATGATGCAATCACTGATACCTTCAGCAACACCATAATCTCGTTGATAGGCGTAGCCCAAATAGCTAAAGTATAAGTTGTTTGCTTCATCAAACACGGCAGATCCCATGCTGATAGCTACCTCGTCATACGTTGCTCCGCTGTCAGGACGTAGTGCGTACCACTCAAGATTAGTTCCGGCTGCGCTTCCTTGAGCTTGCATTAATTTAGTTGCTGAACTCATTAATTACCCCATCGCCTGTCCGGCAGTAAACCCATACCAAGTTGTGCCACCGTCATGCGTGATAAATACAAAGTAATCTACCGCAGAAGCTGTTGCAGTTAAGGTAGGAGCTGTAGCAGCAGCCCAATCAACAGCGGCAGGCCATGTTACGGTAAACCCTGACGCACTAGCATCTTGGACAATCTTTAGAGTAAACGCAGACACTTTGCCACTTGCCGCAGGGTTGCTAAAAGTAAACGTAGTGTTCTCTGTCAGCACATGACTAAAGTTAGTACCGTCCTGCATATTACAGGTAGTAGCATTAGAGGTAGACGTTACTGCATTGTACTCTTCAGAAATACCGTTATCAAAAGTCACTACACCATTAGCGTCTGCTGTGACTGTTTTAGAGGCTTCTGTTAGTCCAAGCGTTGTTACGTCATTATAATTTAGCTCTGCCGCTGTGCCTGTATAGTCGCTAATCTGAGAAGCGGTAACTGAAGTTGCAACAGGAGCTACGTCTACCCACGCAGAACCGGAGTAAACTTTCATTGCATCAGAGGTTGTGTTGAAATACAAAGCTCCTGTTAAAAGCGCATCACCATCATTGTCTAGCGTAGGATCAGAAGATTTCTGCCCAAGATAGCGGTCATCAAAGTTATCGTAGCTTGTTGCGGCTGAAGTAGCTGAACCCGCAGCAGCAGTAGCTTCACTAGCAGCGGTTGTCGCAGAACCGGAAGCGTTAGACTCTGAGGTGGCAGCAGCACTAGCACTAGAAGCCGCAGCGGTAGCCGATGCAGCTGCACTTGTAGCCGAGCCTAAGATAGAGTCTGTGTAGGCTTTAGTCGCTACATCTTGAGCCGCTGTAGGGTCGCCTGCTCCGGTGATCTTGTTAGTCCCCATGGCGATAGCACCAGACATCGTGCCGCCTGCTAAAGCTAGTTTAAGAGCATCTGCTGTGTCTACATAGGTCTTAGTTGCTGCGTCCTGTGCAGAAGTAGGATCGCCAAGACCTGTAATCTTAGCCGTACCCATTGCTATTGCGCCCGTCATCGTACCACCTGACAGGTTTAACTTACCCGCGAGGGAGTTAGTCATGGTGGTAGAGAAGTTAGCATCATCACCTAGCGCAGCAGCTAACTCATTCAGAGTGTCTAGCGCGGCAGGAGCAGCAGCAATAACATTGGAAACTGAGGTGTCTACATAAGCCTTATTAGCCGCGTCAGAGTCTGCGGTAGGCGTAGAGATGTTAGTCAGCTTGGTGTCTGTAAAGTCTACAGTGCCATTAACCACAAGGTTGTTGACTGTAGTCGTACCCGTGGAAGCTGTGAGATTACCTGTAACATCGCCTGTCAGGTCGCCTGTGACGTTGCCTGTGACGTTTCCTGTTACGTTACCTGTGACGTTACCCGTCAGCCCACCAACAAAGCCTGTGTTAGCTGTGACTGTTGTGCCTGTAATGGCTAAGGGTGTAGAGCCGCCAATGACGACACCGTTAATTGAGCCGCCTGTAATAACTGCATTGCTAGATGCAAAAGTACCGTTAGCGGTTAGAGTTCCGGTAACGGTAGCTGTGGCTGTAGTGATAGCTGAGGGGTTAGTACCCAACTCTACAATCTGTGTAGACGCATTCTCTGTGAAGATGCGTTTGTCTGTGACGTTGACAGCGAGTTCGCCCTGAACCAAGTCGCTTGTAAGAGGGACTGCAGAGGCGGTAGAGCTGTTCTTGGTTACTATCGTTGCCATTTTAAATTCCTGTTAATTACCACTTCGTTTTGTGCGACCAATATCTCGCTGACAGTTTAGAAGGGTTAGAGTCCTGCGCGTTATGTCGCGCGTAGTATGACTTCTTCCGGGCTTTGTCTTTGGCGGTGGTTGGATTCTTACCCGCTCCTTTTACGCCCTGTTGACCAAACCGTATGGTCTTAACTTCATCCCCTACCTTAGCCAATACAACATGGCTCTTGGTCGGATGGTTGGGTGTGCGTTTGGGCTTATTAAACCCGCTAACGCCTAGCTTCTGTATTCTTGGGTCTTTCATAAGATAAGGGGGCAGGTTTCCCTACCCCCATCTCCGTCTTAGCCGTTTACAGCAAGAGCGAAACCGCTGTCAGGGCGGTAAGCCTTAACACCGTACAGAGTGTCAGCAGTGTACAGAGTACCGAGGAACTCTTGCTTGTACTGAGTCTGCGAACGAACACCTACTTGCTCCGCGAGGATCATAGTGTCCTGATGGATAAGCATTGCCGCCTTAACATCGCCACCCGCTGCGTTATCAGCAGCAGCCTCGATGACAGGGCAGTTAGAAGTAACGAATACGTCAATGCCGTACAGGCTACCGATCTTACCGTTAGCAACAGGCTGACCGCTTACGAAGTCAGAAGATACATAACGGTCAATGCCCATGATGGCATTACGCAGTGAAGGAGGAATAACGAAACAACGGTTGTCCATAGGAACGTCCGCGTCATCCTGCTTCTGAATCAACGCACGGAATGCAGCGTCAGTGAATACGTCAGCAGCAGCAACAGTGTCAGCAGCGTAAGCAGTCAGACCTGTAGATGCGTCATTGTAGTAGACAGCAGAGTTAACCCAAGAAGAGCCATCACCGTCACCAAGTGACTTACCAAGCGCGAACAGATCGTTGTCAATCTGACGAGCAAGCGCGTAACCCGCGTCACCTGTGTAGAAGTTACGGAGTGAAGCAAGAGCCTGCACTTCAGTAATATCTTCGATGATGCGTGAATACTCGTAGTGCTTGTCAATGACGATCTGTACTTCTGACTCAGTGTCGTTCTGTACAGTTACCGCAGTGTTTTCTGCTTTAGCGTAAGCAGCGCCACGGATAGGAGCAGGAACGTGAATCGTGTCACCTTTCTTGCCGCTCATTGTCATTTTCTTTACTAGGTTCGCGAGGATGAGGTTCTTCTCATACGCGGCGCGAATCTCGTCACTCCAAATTTCGGGTACAAAAGTAGCCGCTGAAGTGTTATCTACAAAACCGCCAGTAGCGGGAAAAGTTGATGTAGCCATGATCTAATACCTATTAGTTACGTACGCGGCCTTCCTGATACGCCTTCATTATCTCACCGGATAATGATTGATAACGCTTCGGGTCGTTCCGCATTAAGTCAATAATGTCGCTTCGGCGATATATCTTCTTGCTTGGAGCTTCGGTACTGCCTGATGCTCCGCCCGTTGATGCTGCGTTCAATGCTTGCTTACGCTCTTTGCGCTCAACTTCTACAGTCTGAGTTGCGACATTACGAATCTCTTTCCATGTGGAAAACAATTCATCCGCTGCGTCATAGTTGTATTGGTTGTTCGCTTGCTCGTATAGCTGAGTTCTTACTTTGCTTCCTGTCACCCACTTTTGGAATTCAGGACTCGAAGCAATCTCTTTTAAGTCAGGGTGCTTCTGCTGTAACGCAGAGAGAGTCTGACTTTGTTGCATCTGAACACCTAACTGCTCCAACTGTTTAATGGTTGGATGGTTTGCAATCTTGTGTTCTACAGCTTTGTCGGGGTCAGCGAAGTAGTCTATCTCCTCAGCCTCTTCCGGTTCAGTTGATTTTGTCTGCTTAAGAATGAAATCATCAACAACGCTTCTTAACTTGCCGACTTCTTCACCCTGTTGACCGATGCGAGACTCTGCCTCTTGGTGCATCTTAACCAACTCAGCAGCCGTTTTATTACGGTACTGCTCGGGTAAGTCGTCTTCTGCGGCTACCTCGGGAGTTTCCTCTAAGACCGCTTCTTCGTTCTGTGTTTCATCTACCTCTTGCGTAACTTCATCAATTAATTGTGCCACTATTTAACTCCATAACTAACAAGACCGATTCTAGCTACCCCGAAGTGGGACTATTGCTCGGCTACCTTGCGTTCTTTTTTTATCTTCTGCTGCCTGTCTTTTGCCCACTTCATCGTAGCGCCCGGAAACGCACCGGATATTGGGTCAAGGACTACACGAGGTGCAGAGATAACCTTACTACTGTTTCCACCACAGTCGGGACAAGGACGGTCTTCGTCAGTCTTCACAAAAGCCTCATGTATGTGGCCTTCTTCACACTGAAAATCAAACACCTTCATTGCTATCCTCTTTCTGTAAATGGTCAACCGTAGATTCTAAGTTAAGGATAAAAGAGAGAATGTTTAACTGTCCTTTACGGAAGTACAAATCCTCGTTGTCTTTTGTTGCCTCAACTGAATTTATCTGAAGAGCATTGGCACTTAGCTCTTTCATCAATTCTTTCCAACCGTCAGTCATAAACATTCCCTGAAGGTCGTCATAATACTTTTCTGTTGCTTTATCCATTCTTAGGTCGCCCTTGTTTCTTTGGAGTCTCTTGCTTCTTTTCTAACGCCGTGATTCTTTTGTCTAGGCGTTCTAGGATGCCGTTGATCTGTGTAACGACCTCCTGCAACTCTCTTTGCGAAACCATTAGGATATAGCCTTTGCTGCGTCAAGATTTAGCCTCTTCTCTTTAAGAGCTGTGTCTGCGACCTTGAGTCTTCTTTCAAACTCACGGTCATCTGCGTCACCCACCTTGAGGTTAGAGGTGATGGCTTTGATCTGATCTGTTTCCAACTCAACAGGAATAGCTTTAGTCTCTGCCGCAATCTTACCTGCTCGCGCTTGAGACTCCGCAGCCTGACCGTTGAGTGCGTTGGTCTGTGATTGTTGGAAGGCCGCCTGTGCTTGCTGTGCAGCCTGTTGAGCTTGTTGCTGTTCAGGTGAGGGTTGTCCCGCCTGAGCAAGAGCTTGGATTAACTCTTCTCTGTTCGAGAGATTCATGTTGTCTATGATGGACTGAATCAATGTAGGATACAGAGGTGAGTCTTGACCCATAGTCTGTAGCAGTTGTACCAACTGAGTAACTTCATACTCTCGGGCAATAATCCCTAGAGAAGAAGACACTTCAAACTGATAATCCGCAACAGGATAAATCTCAGGCTCAAACTGCATATACCTATAAGCAGCTTTAGAGACAAACGGAATCAAGAATGATTCTTGGAAGTTAATCAGTGTACGCTTGTGGCGTTTGATGATAGCCCCGAGAGACATTGAAATTCCTGCCGCCGTAGACTCACCATTGATAGAGCCGGGAATACCCGCAGAGTCTATAGCGCCTGTGGCAGTCTGTACCATCTTCTGCAACTCACCTGCTTGCGCGAAGGTGATTTGATTAACCTGACCGAAGTTAAACGGCTGTAGAACCTCAGCAGGGTTGCCATTAGTAAGAATGATCTTGCCTGCTTTGACTTCAGGTCTTGCTCCACGAGGCAGACGGGTAGCGTCCATAGCCATCATCGGATGGACTGTTAAAGCTAGTGCGTCAATTCTTGCGCGGAGTTCTGCGTCCAAGGCTTTCTGTGAGTTATAACCTTTCTCACAAACACCTCTTCCCCAAAAACGATTAGGCACAACGTCCCACGGGAATGCAATGACGGGACGGTCGTTCATCATGTACGGGTTCTTCTCCGCTTTCAGGAGAGTACCACCGTTCGCTATTACCACGATTGCCTCAACGTAAAAGGTCTTATCTTCGTCACTTGGTACTAGCTCTTCAACCTCTTCGTAAAGATCATCATTCTCAAGTAGATGGCGGGGGACTAGACCATAATACTTGGTGAGACGAACCTTCTCGGTAGGCTGCGTGGTAAGTTCGTGGTCTGCATCTAAGTCGATGTCAGGGTAAGCGAAGTTAAACGGCACATCTTTGTACACCCCTTTCTCTTGTAGGAGTTCTACTTGGTGTACAGAGACAAACTCATCAATGGCTACACCGATGGATTCATCTACACTTGTAGCTACAGGGTCGATCAGGAAGTTCTGTGGTTGGATGCTTCTTAGCTTACACACAGTCCTGTCGAACATTTCTACGCCGACTTCTTGCAACTGCCCGTCCATTGTAGGACGAGAGGCAGGACGCATGTCCTTTACTTCCTCAAGGACTAGCTCGGCAATACCTGTACCGTAGACAGCGGAGTTAATTAGACACTCTCCAACAGCCTTGCGGATTTTGTTCTTCTTAAAATCTTTAGTCAGTTGGTCGCGAAGGTAGGCGACATCTGCTGTCTCTTGATCGTCATCCTTAATATCAAAGAACTTACCACGACCAAAGGTAGCTTCCTCAATCTCTGCGACAGAAGATTCTACGGCTTGTTGGAGGGCAGGGGATATGATCTGCGACCGCTCAGAGTCTCTGTTGCGGTCTTCAGCAGAGAAGATTCCTCGCCATAGACGGTAGTATTCATCGAACTTCTGTTCATAGTTCGACTCGTAATGGTCGCGCCACTCGCGGCACTTCTCCATTATCCAAGACTCTAGCGTCTCTTCTATGCCGAATTGATCTTCGTTGCTATCTAGCATATTAGTATCCCGAAACAGAATCTATGACTTCGTAGTCATCAATTTCAAAGTCATACGCGTAGGACACAGTAGCCAACTGATCTATGTAGGCTAGTGCGTCCACCATGTCATCGTGTGTTAGAGCATCAGGGAATTGAAATATCTCGTCTAAGAATTGGACATTCCACTCACCTTTGTTTAAGGTACAAATGCCATTCTCAAACCTACCCTGTAATGCCCACATCACACGGTCTGTCTTCTTCTTGTTTCCGTGAGTCAGTTCCTCAACACGGAAGAAACGCTGATATTTCCTCATAAGATCGGTAAGCGGAGACATCACAGCCTGACGGGCTATGCCTTTCTCTATGCCTACTGAGACGGGTTCGTAATCCCTAACAACCTGAAATATCTTTTGGGCAGTCTCATTCAACTCCCAACGTCCGGCTATTATATCACAAACCCACCATCCATATTCGCCGACTTTTACTATAGATATAGCAGTGTTGTCAAGCTTTTTGTTTCGGGTCTTTTTGCCGACCTCCTCAAAGCCCGCGAGGTCAATGGCGACATAGTAGTCACCTGTAGTCGGCTCTTCCTCGTCAAACTTAATCCAATCCTCCTTGAACATCTCAGAGCCTCTAGCCTCGAAGGAAGCAAGAAACTCCTGCCGGAAGGCATAGGAGGACATTGATTGCTTAGCTGCGTCTATCTCTGACTCATCAAGTAAGTCATTGTCGTAACTGGTAAAGTGCCATGCTTTATAAGTGGGGTCTGTGCCTAAACTGGCTTGTTTGTAGAGTTCATAGAAATGATTTCTACCCATTGGTGTCCCGATAAATAAAGCCTCGCCCTTCAGGTCTGTCAACGCAGGTCTAAGGATAAGCTCCCAAACATCTGATTTCATGTCCGCGTATTCGTCCATGACCAGAAACTTAAGGCTTACACCACGCATAGTCTCAGGTCTGTCCGCACCTTTCAAGCTAATCGTAGTGCCGTTGATCAGCCTGACCTGCATATTATTAACGTGAGAGTTTTCTATAACGGGTTGGCCTATCTCCAAGAGGAGATTCCACATAATGTCCCTAGCTTGACCCTGAGTGGGGGCGACATAGAACACTTGCCCCTTATCGGACTTCAGGGCGTTGACGATCAAAAGGTAAGCCGCCAAACGAGACTTGCCCGTCCGGCGACCCGCAGCAACCACTTTGAAACGCGTGGGGTCGTTCCAAACCTTCTTCTGCCACTCTAGGAGACTTATGTTTAGGTTCATCTACTTCTCGAGGTCTTCTTAGCTATCTTCTTGGGCTGCTTAGAAAACTGCTTCCCTTTAGCTGTATCCTCACGTTTCTTCCGCGAGGTAGCGGCGTATTCCTTAGAGGAAAGAGAATCCCTAGCTTTCTTAGGGAGATACCTTTCACCTGTGGCTTTCTTGCCTTGGGTTGACGGCTTGCCTGACTTAGTACCCCAATCCTCTTTAGTCCACTTGGATAAAGACTTTTGATTACTAGTCTTGCCGCCAGAGTAGCCGCCTCCTTTAGCCTTGTACTCCTGTGCTACGAGTTGGGCTTTACGGGCTGACCACTGACCTGCCTTACCACCTTTAGACCCTGCCATTACGCGCTTCTTAATGCTCTCGCGTAATCCGGGTTTAGTGTAGGCCATTACTTGCGCTTCTTCGCCATCTTAGGCTTAGTTCCGGCTTTAGCTGCTGCCTTCTTCGCAGCGGCCTTACCTTTAGTTGTGTATGCGTATTTCTTACCATTAACCATTGGCATAGTATTCTCCAAATCGAATCATATAAGTTATCTCTACAGCCCGTTGACCAACCTGAGTCGCCCACAGAGAATCTAAGAATTCATCGGCAGCTTCCTCGAAGTCGTCAGTCTCCATAGACTTAAGAGCCAGTTTGAACTTCCTCAGTCTAGTAATACCAAGATTGAAGCATAATGATACCATAGCATCCTTACGCACTTGATCTAGATACTTGTACCACCGGAAGGTGTTATCCAGTTCTTCCTCACACCTTCTGATGTCGTTCTTGAGCATATAGTAGATTTCATCGTGGGATAACCCCAATGAGTCTAAGTTTCTCCCAACACCAATACTTAGGTGTCCGGTCGTATCCTCATACGGCTTAGTCCGTAAGCCCTCATGCTTAACCAGTAGATCAATCAGGTTCATGGTCTATAACCTCTCCGTCTATCACAGGAGTTTCTCCTACGCCTGAGATAGTTATGTTGACCGTAGGCTTGCCGCCCATCTTGTCCTTGTCGAATGCACTGACAGGCAAGACCCTATCTATAATCAGCTTCCACGCAGCAGCTTGGTTCTTGTGGTCGTCATCCATAGCCGCCTTGTAAA